ATTTTAAAATAATCAAACTTACTGCTTGCACCAGAAACAGTAGTATCAACAGCTAAAACGCAATGATACCAAGCCCCCACATCTCTAAATACTCTTGTGCTTCGTCTTGCTATTTGAAAATTTGCACCATTCGTATTTACCCATCTTGTCGCAAATTGCATCGTATCATCACTACGAATACGCCATGCAAAAACACCATCATTACCGTGACCTGCCGCAATAAGCTCGTGGTTAACACCTGTTTTGGCTCTTTTTATCCACATTGAAACGGTAAAGGTTTTTCCATCTCCTGCTGAAGTTATATTTTTGGTGAGTTTACCTGATTCAAACCTCAAAGATTGAGGGATTACATCGTTGTAAAATTTTCTGACACTGTTATACATCCACGGTTGTTTTGAAAACATTTTATATTTCTCTCCTATGAGAACGCAAGTTGTGGTGTACCTAGTAGTATCCTTCCAGTGTCAGCAACCATGTAAGGTATTAAATCTGTAGTAACAGTACTTGATAAAGTTATACCAGCCCCTGCTGGAGATTCGTAATCCGTACCACTTAAAGATACAGTACGAGCACTACCACTGTGTATTATTATGATTATGCCTGATTGACCACGAACTTCTGTTGTGGGGTTGACAAGAGAGATATTTCCTGTTAAGGTAAGAATGAAATTTTGATATGTTGTAAAGTCAAGTGTAACATTTCCAGCACCAAAGGATTGCACCAGTGTGTGACCAGCAATGTTTTGTGTTATATTTAATTTAGCAGGCGTTATAGTACCATCGGCAGGAATAACTGAATTCTCAATTGTACCAGAAAGATGAAGAACATAAAAGTTCAATCCACTTGGAACTGCTTGCGACATGGTAAGTGATGTACCATTAACAGTATAGGCATCAATCGGTTCTTGTCTTACGTTACCCACAAAGACAGCAATATTGTTTGCGTCTCCAACTTGTTTTGATAACGTAAATACTGTTGTTGAACCGTTGGGTGTAAACTCATCTTTGACGATTGATGCGAAACTAGCATTTGGTGTACTTCCAATATATGGCATCCATTGTCTCCTATGTGATTTGCATTACACCTAGAACTGCATCAATTGCTGACCCTGTTCCAGCTTTAAGTTTGAGTATATCTCCTGCTTCCAAAATATATTTTTGACCAGCAAATAGTTCAAGTGTTGTATTTGCTGGGATGGAGACATTCTCTAAAAGTTGTCTGGTTGCATTTGAGTCTGAACTGTCTGTAAACTGACACTGTATAGTCACCGCAGTTGTAGTTTTATTTGCGAGAGACAAACCCAATACAACAGTAGTTGTTGCGCCAGGAGTCGTATACAGTGTAGAATACGAACCGTTAGCAACATTTGCGACTGAAGCGTTTTTAAATGTGTTTGCCATATTCCTATCCTAAAGCGATTGCTAATGCTGTTGCATCATCTGCTGGGTCAAAACTCATCTGTGTTAACCCAATAGAATTGTTTGCAACAGTATTTAGTGTGTTGGCACGTGCCAATTGTGTTACTTGTATATTGTTAGTTCCAGAAGGCGGAGCACTTGAAAATACAATATTAGAACCAGATACAGTATATGCAAGACCAGAACCATTTCTCTGATAAACATTGTCAACAAATACAATAAAGTTTTCTGGCCCAGTTGTAACTGGTGTCTGTGTCAATGCAAATGATGTTGCTGAACCGTCTCCACTGAACTGGTCAAAGTGTGGTGAAGATAGAACTGGTTGACCTGTAAGCAACTGTCTACCCAAGTATACGATAAAGATTCTTGCACCGTTTGTTGGAACACCAGCAAAATTAATTTGTGGTTGAGCAGATGACAATCTAATTGAAAATGCTTCTTCAGGCTCTTGCACAATACCGTCAAGAGATACCAACAACTGACCTGCTTGACCAACTGGATAGTCAAGATTAAAAGTCGTAGTAACACCGTCACCAGTTAATAACTGTTTTTCAAATGCACCGTAGCCTGGTTCTAATCCAATATATGAAGTCATTTACTTTCCCTATAACAGTATTTAGTACAGCATTGCAACACCAAGTACCTTGGTTATCTTACTACCATCTGCTTGATTTGCAAAATTAATTCTATATTTGCATTGTGTTCCAGCAGTAACAGTTACTTTATTACTCTTTGCAACCTTAATATTACTTGACAGATTTGGTGCAGCAGAAAGAGTTACCGTTGTAAAGTTACTACCATTGTTTGCACTAAGAGCACCAACCAAATCAGTATTCAGTGATGCAGTACCACTAGTATCTTCATACATAACAACCATACTCATTTGAGTTGTACTTGAAGAAGCAGTCTGTGCAGTTGATACAAAGTTACCAGTAGCATTACGAGCAGTTGTTGTTTTCGTTCCTGCCTTCAATGCGATTTGCCAACTATTACCACTATCTCTCCAAAATGACATAAACCAACCTACTGTTGTTGCAGTCGTTGATGTAAAGCTACCACCTTGGTATGTACCACCAGCACCGTAAAATGCTGTTGACTCGTTCTCATAACTTCCGTTTTCATCTAAATCATCAAATGATGTAATAATATTTTGGTTACCAACACCTGTTCTACCATCCCATATCCACTTAAATCTGTCACCAACATCATTATTAGCATTAGCATGAACTCTTTGACCACCAGCAGTAAATTGATTTCCAGTATAATCAAATCCACTTTGTTCGTTATTTTTATTTACCATGAAAATCCAACCTGGGCCTCCACCACCAGCTTTTCTTTGAATTTGAAATTCAAATTCATACTTTGCATTTGCAGTTTCAGAGGTTGTGGTACGACAATGACCACTACCAGTTGCAGTTGATTGAGCAGCTTTTGCACTGCCGTTAACAGTATAACCTAAAGTATTATCACCAGTTACATCAATACTACCACTCCAAGTTTCGTCTGCAAAAACATTATATTCTGCTACTGAATCAGCAAGTGATTCAATCTTTTCATCCGTGCCTCTTTGACAACTTGTAAATGTGGCAATATCATTTGCATCTTGATATTGGTCAACAAAAGAATTAGGTAATTCTAATGCACTTCTATTATCTGTTTGAATAGCATCAAAGGCAACAAGAGCAAGGTCTTGTTTTACAGGAGTCAAATCTGTTGGAGTAACGTGTTGTGTAACACTAGATTGAGTTATCTTAGCATCTGGAACAGTAGCACTATTATTAAGAAGTTCTGCAATATTTTTTGAATTACTTGCCATTATCCTTGATACCTCACCATTATGTTTGAATTATTTAGTGGAGTAAAAGTAAACGTCAAAGTGACACCACTAATACCATAGTCCGTTGTTGGTTTCATACAAACACCATTATAGAATACAAATGCACTGTTCACTGGAACTGTCTGAGACAAGGTAAATGCAGTTGCTGAACCATCACCTGTAAAATTATCTAATACAAAATCTATGCCTCTTCTTACCACTGTACGAAGACCAAGATGTTTTACTTCAATTTCTGCACTTGCAGCAGGAGCAGATGTAAATGTTAAAGTCGTACCAGATACCCCATAGTTTGTTGATGACTTCTGAAGAATACCATCAACGAATACCATTTCAGTACCACCAGTTGGTGCCTCACTCATTGTGAATTGAGTTGCTGAACCATTACCAGTAAATACGTCTGTAGTAAAAGATTTTAACTGTGGTGCAAGTTGATTAAGACCAACTGAACCCTGTGGTACACTTCTTTGAACAGTTGCAAAACCATGATGTACAACATAAATCTTTTCACCATTACTTGGAGCACCAGAGAACTTTAAAATCTTTCCTTGTGAGTTTCCGTCTGGTTCAATTGTATATGCTGTAGTTGGTTCTTGAACAATGTTTGATACCACAACCATAACATTGTCTTCATTAGCACCAGGCACTTCATTAGTTAAAGTGAACTGTGTGGCAGAACCATCTCCCACAAAATCCTCTTTGAGAAAAGCAGGATTTAATTGATTTTGAACCGTAACTCCAATATATGCCATTTTACGTTACTTCCTGTAGAACACCAGCAATTACGTCCACTGTACCAAGACTTGCGTATACGAGGACTTTATCATTTGAATTTAAAACAATCTTCTGACCAGCAACAATCTTTAGTGTAGAGCCAGAAGGAAGAGGAGCATCTTTCACCACATGATATGCCTTGAAGATTAAAATTGTACCAGATGCTGAACCGTTTGCTGCGCCAGAGTTTTGTGCGTATGTAAAAGTTGTTGTACTTGGAACAGATGCAACTTTATATACACCATTAACAAAGTTAGTTGTAGAACCTGTTACACTAACATACATACCAACTTTCAATCCGTGTGCAGATGCAGTTGTTACAGTTGCCACATCTGAAGAGGATGCAACACTGGATACTGTTCCTAATGTTGCACTTGTATCTTGCACGAATGCAGTTACCGCACAACCAGCAGTACCAGTATTAGCAGCATCCAACTCAATCAAAATTGAGTTTACTCCACTTGAACCGTTGTTTGCAGTATAAACTGTTTGCGGCCCAGTAGAAGCATCAGTTGCAACTGATTGATAATTCTCACCAGCAGTTACGATACTTGCGAAACCGTTTACGAAATTATTAGCCATATTTTCCTTCCTTTAACCTAGTGCAATAGATACTGCAATACTAAAACCTTCAGTGGCAATATTACCACCAGTGTTTGGAAAAGTCAAAGTAACGCTATCTGATTTTAATTGTAGACTACCAGTTCCACTATGTTGTATTATACTATTATTAGAGTCATGAAATAGTTGTAAATCATTATGAGTACCGATTTTAACTCTTTGGGTATTACCATCTGTTGAATCTTGAACACTTAAAATTTGTGGAGTAATAATCCCAGATAGAGAAGCATCAAGTTCTTTGATACCCTCAATTACATCTGTGACATTATTACCACCAATGGTAGATGGTAGATTCGCAATATCACCCACATCAACTGCGAGTTCGTTAAATTCTACTCTCCACTCTTCAAACGTGGCGGCTGCTGGAGTGTTTCTATCTGCCATCTTTTTCTACCAATTGCAACAGGAGACTTTTTATCTCATGCATTTCTGACTTTAAAGTATTTATCTCTCTTGTTGCATCCCTTAATTCATCTTTTGCTTTTTGTGCGTTTTGTGACCTTTCGACTGCAGCAATGTACGCATACCTATTTGTATTCACGATTGCTTTAGACCCCATATCTCTAACGAGGTGTTCGTGTCCTTCTACTTTTAGATATTCACTCATTACGTTGCCAGTGCGATTGCTCGCAAGTCCTTCAGTCTTGGTGGTTCAGAAGAATTAATTCCTTGCATTCTAATTTTGATTGCAAATGCAATAAATTCTTCAAGGTCATTTTGTGTGTACTCGTACTCAATGAAGTCATCTCTTGTAGTTGATTCATTAACAGGTACATCTGGCCCACCAGTTGTATTGAAAAATCTCCAACCAATTTCATCAAAATCTGAAGCATCATCTGAACGAAGTATCTTATACATAACTTGTATTTCTGCACCAGAAAATCTTACTGCACTATGTAAAACTCTAATTGCGGTAGCAGGATTTTCTAATGTAACTTTCTTTGTGCAATAGACTGCTTCATTACTATCACCATCTGGTTCAGTTGGAGCAACAAAATCTGTAGTTGGGAATATATTAGACGAACTATCAATATTGTTTAATCTATTAGTAAATGCTACAATTGATTTTTTATCTAAATCAATAATTGGTGATAGATTTTCTTTTGTTGTTGTCAAATTAAAATCTAAGAAAAGTGATTTACTACCAGCAAGTTCATTTGTCTCATTGATTTGTGATGCAACTAATTTAGGATTATTAAAGAAGAAATTCTCTCCAAGAGTTATAATTTCTTTACTCTGTGCATTTAGAGCAGCGGTACTATAAGATGATTGAGTACCACTTGGTGATGTACCAGTTGTTGCACGAATTTCAGTAACGATAGAAGTGTCTGGATGTTCAATCACTGGAATAAGAGTTTGCATACCATCAATCATATTATTTTCTGTTGCAGTTATGTTTAGACCACCAGATGTGCTATCGGTATCGGATGCACTAGTTGTTGTAATAACATAACTATCAATACCAATCTCTGAAATTGATGTGTGTGTTTTGTTGATTTCTGTCAGAGGTACATCATTGATTTGATATAGTTCAACCGTTGCACCATTAGAGTGGGCCGCAGCAGTTGTACTGTCTTGTCCTCTTGCAAGTGATGAGACACCTGTACCAGAAATCGTACCTGTCATGATTTCATCACCAATCTTTAAATGAATACTTCCAGAAGTTGCACTTGATGGGAATGCACTAACACTGGCAAGAGTAAGAGATGTTGCACTATTTGTAATTGCACCATTTAGTGTAGTTGTAATACCAGAAGACGCACCAGCAATAGTTACGTTACTATCTACATCATACATATGATGGTCACGATGTGTAACTTTAACCTTCTTGTTTAAGTTTGCAGTGGACGAAGAGAAGAACTGCAATGGGTCATTCTCAAGTTCTTTAACTGGTAGAACATCATTAACCAATGTTAACTGACCATTTACCCCTGTGCTGAATGACGCACGATAAAGTGTAAACTTCAAGTCTTCAAAGTCATATGCTGTCCATGTTGAGTTATTCTGTGATTTGAAGAGAACACCAAGATATGGTTGTTCTGAAACCATACGAGAACCACCCACATCTAGTTCACCCATTCTAGAAATCCATGCAAGGTATTTATCCGAATCTGTCTGTAAAACAATTGCAACTTCAACACCATTCTTCACATATACTGGTGCGTCAAAAACAAATGTAGTTGCAACAGAGGCATCAGCAGATACGTTAACCTGTGCCGGTGAAAAAGTTACTGACCCAAATGGGAGAACCTTTGTGGTTGGATATCCATTTTGCATTTCACGAATTTGACAAGTAACTGGAATACTCTCATCCTTTTGCGAAAAGAAAACGTCAATCTTGGTAAGATACTCACCACCTTCTGCTTGAGGCATAATTGATTGTGCTAGCGGATCCCACCATCCAGTAACCTCATCTCTAGTCGTTTGATTCGTTGTAAGAGTTCTTTGGTCACGAACAGAAGTTCTAATAACGTCTGCATTCCTAGTTGCAATAATTGTTTCTTGTAATGTGTTCAAAATACCTGTTGCAGAATATGTTGCCTGTGCAAATGATTCTGGTTCTGGATTTGTTTCATTTGTATCAGAAGTTGTAAGTCTGAATACTCTTTCACCAGTTCTAAATCTTACATTTCCTCTTGTGTTTGGATTAGGAATTTGGAATACACCAGACACAGCACCATTTGCAGATGTTACAAGATTACCACCAAGTGAACCACCTGCTGGGGTTACTAATGAGGACACGTTTGTTTTATCAAAGAATGGATAAACTCTCATGAGAGGTTTCATACCAGTTACAGAGAACGATACGTTTCTTGCACGAATGAATGGTATAAGTGCTCTTGATACTATTCTATCACCCTGTGACTCCCTATCAACACGAGGCACAACTCTTGTGTTGACACCAGTTCTAGATTGTCTGCTTCGTCTTGCAGTTTCCGTTCTTGTAATAACCGCACGACCAGGCACAGAACGTGATGCAGCAGATGTAAAGGAATGGTCACGAAATGTTCTAGTTGTAGTTGATACACCAGACCATTGAGTTTGCCATGCGTTCCAAACTGTACCAAGCGCATTTCCAACTTGTGCAAGGATAGTATCAAAGTTACCTTCACGATTAATAATTAATGCTGGTACTCTTTCTGTTTCAAACCATTCATCACCAGATGGTGAAAGTTTACAAATGCCTGTCCAAGTAAAATTTAGAACAGGGTTAAGATTTTCAACTCTTGTGGCATATGGTTGTTGGACTGCAACAATTTCAGTGTATGGGAGAGTTATTATATCTCCTGTCTTACGATAGTTATCATTAGTTCTTTGTGCATCTGTAGTATTTTCCTCTATAAGGTCAACACCCTTCATCTTATATTGTGGACGAAGCTCACCCTCTTCCATATCCATAGAGTTTCTATAGTCTGGATGTTGAACATCACCTGTAGAGTGGCCTTTAAAATTATCTACAAGAAAACCAGATTTAAATCTATTCAGTCCATTAGAATCTAAAACTTCAAGAGACTGTGTTTCTGATTCTAATAGGTTTAATGCCGTATAATACTCGACATTTTCAAGACGTAGTTCTAATCTTCCGATATCACGCATCGTGTATCGTCTATTATTTTCTTTTGCTACTTTTGCATCGTCAATATCTAACATATAAGCAGGGAATGTAAACTCTGCAATTTTCATTGCATTTTCAATAGCCTTTGGAAGTTCTGGTGCCTCTGCTGGAGTACCAGATACCATCTTAAACTCACCGTCAGAAGTTAAGAAGAGTTGGTCAATACGACCAAGAAAGAATTCAAAGTCATATGCAATGTTTGAATTATCTTTTGGTATGAGAACATTGTGACCACCTGTTCCAGTGAAAGAACGTGAACTAAAGTTGAAAGAAAAAGATGTAACCTTTCTGGTAACAACCCCTTGAGAACTTGTTGCAGAGGTCATAGTTGCGTCAGCTACTCTTGGTCTAAAGTCAATTGAGTTTCGTAAATCAAATTCACCAGAAGGTTCACGAACCTCTGGGTCAACTCTTGTTGCAGTGTATGTTGGAATTTCTTTGTAGTCTACTCCACTGTAAGAGTCAACAGTAAAGAAGTCACCAGCACCATGTTCAAAGTAATTATACACAACCAACAGTCTACCTGTAGGTACAACCGCATTACCCTTTCTTACAATCCTTGCAACATCATAGAAGTTATCTCTTTGTCCAGTGTCAAGAACATATCTACCTGTAATGTCCTTAGAACCATCAGTAATAACATCAATAGTACAAGTCGCACCAGAACTTTGTCCTGTTACTGTTTCACCAGATTGAAAGATTCTATTGTTTTGTGTAATAAAACATACAACACTAGCGCCTGGAATTATAAGTGCTCTTGCACCAGTAGTTGAACCAACGATAAACTCACCTTTAGTGAACACACCAACTTGTGAAGTTTTTGTAAACTGTGGAAGAACAGGGTCAGTGGATGTGTCCTCTGAGTCTAAGACTGCATAAAGTTTGTATGCGTCTGCAACACCAAGTGATACTTCTTTGTGATGTGCAGATGTACCATATTCAGCACCACCAGCAACACCATCATTATCAACCAAACACACAGATGCAAGTTGAGCAGATTTTGGTGTTTCAGCAGATGCAGTTCTTGTAACTGTGGTTGTAACTTTACATTTAATATTAGCAGAGTTTAATTGTGTGTTGTTAGTAATTGTCAGTACATTACCATTTGCGTTAAATGTTGTATTAGATGAGTCAAGATTTAGTAAGTCACCTTTTGCGACACCACTAGCACTATTGTCATCAAGAACCGATACGATAAAATCTTTATTTGATTTTGCATTAAATGTTTCGTTTGAATCAGCAGTCATAATCAATGCACCACCAGCAGTTGAATTCACAACAAACTGTCTACGCAAAGTAACAGATGTAACAGACGTATTTGCATTACTGTCAGTCTTCAGTGTCTTAATATGATTCTTTCTTAGTTTTCTAAGAAGAAGGTTTTTATTTTGGTCTTGCAGTGCGACACGTTTTCTAGTTGCAGGCACAGTCGTTGTTGCAGCTCCAGGCGCAACGGTAACTGCAAGGGTATCGTCATCTGTAATTGAATCTACAATTCTATCACCGATACTAGCAATATTAATAACATCACCAACACGAAGTTCAGAAACAAATCTAGTTCCAAAACCAGATACGGTTGTACCAGAACCAGCAGTTGAAACTGTACCACTTAATGAGAATGTACTGTCAAGTATTGTGTCAGCAGTAAAATCTTCTGCAGCAACATTTGCGTCATCCATGAATACTTGTTTAACTCTATCAAAAGTATTAGTAACAACAGCTGCAACAGTTAAATCTGCATTTGAACTATCCTCAAGAATTTCATCAGTTTCAGTGGATGAAGTTGAGATAATTTTTTCACCTGTGTTAAAAGAACCAACAACATTGATTAATTCCAGTATTGTATTGTTTGCACTGTGAATAAATCCAGTTGCACCAGATGTAGAACCTGTAACCTTTGTACCCACGGTATTACCAGCAGATGGAATACCAGACAATGTAATTTTAGTAAACATACGAATGTCAAAAAGGTAGAGGTTAAATTGAGCAGTAGCTGCAGATGCACTAGAAACTAAATGACTACTAGAAGAATCTTCACCAGAACGATGTTCAAATGCTCTTGCTCTTGCGATACCAATCTCAAGACCAGCTGCTGTTCCTCTAGTTGCGGTTGCAGTATCCCTTAGAGAAATAGTTCTATATGGTTCTGTGACCTCACCACTAATAAATGGTGATAGGTCTGGTGAACTATAAACTTTAGTTACCTTTGTAAAGTTACCAACTTCAGCAGGAGTAATAGCACCTTTGAATTCTTCAGTGGTTCTTGGTTTCTGAACATCAATAAATGTTGGTGCAGTTGTCTCAATCTCATAACCACGAACATATGCTTTGCCGGGCGATACTTGAACTGCCATCAAACTCTCTGCGGCAACTGCATTTTGGTCTGTGTTTGCTCCAGATGTGTATACACCTTCATTTAATCCGTCATCAAGTGACTCACGAACATCCACACCAAAAGGACGAACTGAATAATCACCAGATTCATCAAATGTTCTTCTTGCAAGAGTTTCACCTAAAACAGAATATTCTGTGTTTCTTGTAATCTCTTGTATTCTGCCAGTACGAATACGAATAAGTTCGATAAAATTAGAATCCTCAGCAGAACCAATTGGAAGTTTTGAAAGTGTAAGAGTTATTTTTAGACGGTGAGCACCTTTTGCGTTTACATTAGATGACCCTGTTGCATTGTCGAGAAGAGATGTATCTGCTTCTGGTGTAATTAATGTTTCTGTAATTCCAAGACCAACACGGTACGATGGTGTGTCGGTATATTTGTCAAGAACAATTCTTTGTGCATTCACACGAACAAATTGTCCACGAACAAAGTATACACCTTCTTCAATATTTGCAGATGAACCAGTTGCAGTTGCAGAAGATGCCTGTAGTGTTGCAGAAGATGAACCAGCAACTAAACCACCTACTACACCATTTGCTTGAATCTGTTCGTTGTCAGAAAATACTGTTGACGTATTATCTGAACCAGTTGCAGTATACTTAACATAAAGAGTAAGAGGGTCAGTAGTGGTTGCAGATTCAAAACCAATAACCGTTGCTTTAACACCAGAGGTTGCACCAGTAATTGTCTTTCCAATATAATCATTGACATATCCAGAAACAGGATTTGAATTAAATGTTGACTGTAACTTTACCGCATAGTATTCATTGGTAAAACCAACTTGGCCTGGTATTACCATTGCACCTTCTTTGAACATATGCGTACCAAACTTTTCAATTTGGTTTTGCAGTATGGACTGAAGTTGAGTTAACTCTCTTGCTTGAACGGCAAAGCCAGGACGAAAGAGAACACGATGGAAGTTATCTGTGGTGTCAAAGTCATCGTAATACGGTGACACATTCAAATCGGTTTTTTGCATATCTTAGTATTCCACTACTACTTTGATGTCTTCTGTTTGGTCTGATGCTCTTGAAATTGCCCTTCTATTTTCAACGTAAATAATTTGTCCACTATCTCTATCAAGTTCTGGTGAAGCATATCCACCCACGAACACCACACCATTTACTGTTGCAGAGATACTAGTATCTACACTGTAACTTGCACTTGATGAACCACCAGTAATCGCAGCAGCAGTTGAAAATGCTACAAGGTTTCCAGAAGAATCAAGTCCAAAAGTAGAATATTTTTCTTGAACATAATACAGAATTTTGTTAGTTGCATCCCACTCAATCACACGACCTTGAGCACCTGTTGTTGCTTGTGTGATAAGTTCGTCTACTTGATAATTAGTTCCAATAGAACCAGTAACGATTAATGCGTTGGTTGTTCTTGCAGTTGCAATACTTGTTACAGCACCACCAGCAAGTGGGTTCTTTACAATACCTACTCTTCTAAAGTCATTGACTTGTGTTGCGTCTGCATCAGCAGGTTCAAACTTTCCTTGAACCATAACAAAGTGAGCACCAAGTTCTTCACGGTCATTTGCACCATGACCACCAGTAGGTTCGATGATTGGTGTAATTGAACCAGCAGTTGCATTTGTCCAAGCTGTTGCAGTTGCACCAGAGATTGGTGTTGTTGCATTACTGTTACTAAAAATGTTTGCAGCAGATAAATCTACACTTGCAAAGGAATATCCTACTCCAACATTTTGCATACCAGTTGCAGCATTACCGTTACCAAACTCTTGGATAACACCACCTGTTACTTTCAATCTAATGATTGCAGTTGTAGAACCATCACCACGAATCTTTGTATAAAATGTAGAACCGTCTAATGAACCAGTACTGTCTCCACCAGTTGTAGGATAACTAGACCCACCACTTGTTACCATAACAACACTGATTGGTCTATTTGCAGCAGAGTTTGCATTATTTTCGATTGGTTGAAAATCTGTAGTTAAAAAGTTTTGAATTTGAGATGTATTCAGTTTATACATAAACTTGATATAATAGTTTGCATCATGCCAAAAGGCACCTGTTTGTTCTGAAGTAGGAGCAGAACCAGAAATAGTTGCTGCACCAGTTTGTAGTGGGTCACCATTGTATAATACTTTATAAACTCTTCTTGCATCTGTAATAAAATAAAATGTTGAATTCATAAGAGTTGTTGCACCACTTGATGAACTTGTCTTTGTTGGATATTGTCCAGTAGTAGTTGTACCAGAGATATCATGACGATACATATCAAATGCAGTAGTTGTTCCGTAATCTCTACGAGGCACTGCAAAAGTTGTATTAGTTGCACCAATAAGTTTTGCAGCAAGCATATCATCCCAATAATATGATTCTGGTGCAACACTATCAACTGGTGCTGGGGGGAGACTATCGGATGCTGCACCCTCTGATGTCCAAGGTTGTGATTTACCTACAAACAGATAATATTTGTCAGTGCCGAACGAAGTTTTAAATGAGTCTGCACTTGACTGTCTAAATTTTTCTGTAATAATTGCTGCCATTGTTCTTTCCTATAATGTTATTTAGTCTTCCGTTTTCACTGGTTGACCATCAAATGGTTTATCAGTGCCAGGGGTAAAATCTTTAACTGCCATATCTCATCTCCTATTTGTACAGTAAACTATATCCATGCAGAGTGAATTTTTTATTTGTGGCGGTTGTCATCTTGAAAACAATTTGAGTTCCAGATGGTTGTCCAGAAACATCTACTGTTCCAGTATATATCTTGACACCAGCACTATTATATGTAGCAGATTCAGTCATAGTGATTGCACTAAAGTTACTGCCGTTATTTCTACTTACTTGAAATACTGTATCAGTATTAATTGTTTGTGTCACCTCTGGTTTTCCAAGTAAGACAAGTCTAATTGTAGCTGGTACAGAAACAGCAGTTCTTGCTGCAGATTGAAATGTTGATGCAAGGTCAGTTCCATCACTAATTTCTGTCACTAGATAATCTAAATCAACATTATTACCTTCAGCTGCTGAAGTTCCAATTATATAAAAATCACCATCAATTGGAGAACCGTTACTACCAGCCCATGCGTTATTTAATGTAGAATTCAATGTACCATTCAATTTAGCATACATTCTATTTGTTGAATTATCTAAACCAAGAGTAATTTCAGTTCCTGAAGCACCAGCAGTGATACCAACACCACTACTATTACCCTGCCCCCTTACATTATATGCAGAAACATTAGAACCGCCAAAATATAACAAAGCCGCTTTTACACCAGCACTTGATGGGTTTCCATTAAACCAGTGATTTGATGAACTTGAGAAAATACCAGCACCCCAATAGTTTGATGTAGTATTGCCAGGAATGTGTGATGCGTAATCTACATGGACAACACCGAAACCACCATTAATACCAGATACGTTGTTTGCTCTCAGTTTTAAAAAGTCACCACCAGAATTAGTAACATTTGTTCTACTGGTAGCACTTACCATTCTAATTGTTGTTCTAGCATTACCACCAAGAGAACCCTCAGATGATTGAATACCATACGCATTACCATCAGTATTACTAAATCCAAATGACCAGTTACTTGTATTACCTTGCCAAAGACTAGCATTTGCACCAATTTGAGTCGTTGTTACATTTCGATTTGCACCATATGTGTCAGATGCAGAAGCATATGCTAAGTTTGAGTTCGCACCAGTATTTACACCTGTTTCATCAGTAAATGCGTCAGAGAAACCTTTGACAAAATCATCTATGACAGCACTGTTGTCAACCAAACGATTGACATTAAGAAGACCAACTTCATTTTCAAGTCTCCCCAATCCACCATCAATTGCAGCAGTTAGTCCAGAAATTTTTGTTGTTACAATTGCAGCATTAGTCGCAACTTTGGCGTCATTAATTGCACCATCAGCAAGGTCAGCAGTTGAAACTGCTCCATCAGTAATTTTTGCAGAAGTTACAGCATTACTTGCAAGTCCGTTTGCTCCTATTGTATCTATTGCCATTGTCTACCCCTTATGATATAGCTGCACCACTATTTGAAATTACAACCCATCCAATAGTGCTTGCATAAAGTAACATTACAGTATCGTTTACATCAGCAAAAGCAATCGTTGTACCGTTTGCAAATGTTGCTGGAGTTAGTGTTGCATCTCCACCACCATCTGTTACCATCGTGATAATTTTAATCTGACCGATAACTCCGTTTGCAAGAGTCATTGCAAGACCAGAACCACCAGTTGTTAGTTCTGAAATCATTGTGTTTAAACTTAGTGCAGTTGCAGAGTTGACTGCTTCTGTTGTACCTATAGTCTTTGCACCACTCAACAATGGGTTTGGAGTTGCTCTTGCAGAACCACCATCCTTTGGTAACATGAAGAAACCACTATCACCAGCAGAGTGAGGTTGTGACATTAGAGTTTGGCCATGAGTGTTATTCTCACAGTTTAACCTAATTGCACCTTGGTTATTTCCACCACCAACTGAACGAATTGCAACATGACCAGTTCCCTTTGGAAGTAATGCAAGGTCTACATTGGTTTCACCAGATGCACCAATAATTGGAGCAGTTGATGCACCAGCAGAAGCTGCACCACCAGTGGCTGCGTTAGTAATTTCAATTTCGTTAACTGCACTTGCAGTTGTTTGGAAGATGATTTGTTCAGCACCATTTGCGTCTGCAATAAAACCAGCATCTGCAAACTTAGGTGCAGTCAAAGTTTTGCCTGAAATTGTTTGTGTACCTGTGTCAGATACGAGGGTTGCGTCTGCGTTACCGATTACGTTACCGCCGGGCAGGGTTAAAGTATTTGTTGCGTTCACTGAATGGTCAGCAGCAGTAACCTTCTGTCCGTGTGTGTTTACATGACAGTTAAGTTGTATTTGACCTTCAACTGATGAACCGTCACCTCTTACCTCAACAATTTGAGTAGCAGGGTTTAAAAGTAAGTTACCACTTGCAGTTGTGGCAGTACCACCAAGAACTGGTGAAGTTAAAGTTTTATTTGTGAGTGTATCAGTTGAAGCTCTTAAAACAACATTATCAGAAGTAAGTGCAGTACCATTACTAATAGCACTATTTGCTACACCATTTATTTTTCCAAATAAATCTTCAAAATTCTCGTTGATTTTATCAGCACCAACTCTTAGAGTATCACCAGTTCCATCATTTGCAGAACTACCAATACCTACCTTTTGATATGCCATTTCAGTCTCCTAAATTCTCTTATTATTTATAATGTTTTTTAACCGTTATCAAACTTTAATGATGATGTATCAAATGATGTTCCTGTTTCATCATACGATGTTAATACTCCACCAGCAGATTGTCTTGTTCTACCGCCAGCAACATCTTCATCGAATGTATTATTTGTATCATCAAACGTGACAAAGGTATTACTAAATGCATTTACAGTTGCACCAGTTGAAGTAATTATTATTTCGCCTGGCGGTGGCACATTAAATGATGTATCAAAAGCGAGTTCTGGAATTCTGAATCCACCAGAGCCATCTGGTTCTGATACTTGATTAATTCTAATAGAAGCGAACTGATTGATATTGTAGTATGCTCTATTATTAGCACCATCTCTTGCTTTTCTTATTATGCCTGGATAGTTCGATGCAACCTCATCTGTTAATATTGGTTCAACTGCAAATGCATACTTAGGTAGATTTGCAAGAGTAGAACCACCAACCTGTGGGTTAGCACGAACAACACCAACGAAGATTGTATTAATTCTTGTTAGTGTTGTATCCCTTGTTCCATCTCTACCAAGAACAGTATCAGTTCCTAATGTTGGTGTATTACGAAGAGTTGTTCCATCATCGACTGTACCAAGTCTTCTACCAAAGATACGAACAAAAACGGTCTTGAGAAGTGATGCAAGTTCTGGGGTAAATGAACCTTCTGGAACACTGAGGTCACTAGCAGTAAATGCTTGAATACCAGCAGACACTTTAGATACAATGGACACTTCACCAAAGACTGCCCAACCAGCAGGATGGACTGTTCTCTTGATTGCGTTTCTCCATGTGTTAATTGACTCACCAACTTTAACCACATATGAATAATCTTGATAATAGAAACTATCTTGTACTCTCATAACATCAGATGAAATCTTACCACGTTCACCTAAGAACTCACCAGAGGTTATTGCAATTGTACCAACTTGTGGAGTAATTGATGGTGTATCAATTTGAGCAATTGTTGCACTTGCACCAGATGTTGTCACAGTATTACCTGTTGCTAAATTAGCAGTGGTATTGATTGATAGTATCTGTCTTGCAGAATCAAATGCAGTAACCGTTCCACTATGTGAGGTTAAAGCATCTCCATTAGAAAATGTTCCTGTAATGTCTTTTAGGACAGCATGTCTGAATGCAGAAAATGTTGGTGCAGACAAATAGTCAAAACCAGTATTAGTAACCTCAACGTCTTTTACTGCACCAATACCAGAGGTAGAAATAGGTAATAGTTTTGCACCACTACCAGAACCAGATGTGATACTTGTAATTGTGGGAAGTTTTGTATATCCAAAACCACCAGTAATAAGTCTAATGTCTGTGATAGAACCACGTTCATTTACGTTACTGCCAGGAGCATTACCAAAGGTTGCTTCTTCCAAAACAATCTTAGTACCATGATAGGTATCGTTTGATTCTATCTGTGTTGCATCTTCAAGAACAATATGGTCAGTCAATGCCATTCCATATGCTGCAACATCACCAGATTCTGGCGCAACCGCACCACCCACAACTTGAATAACAGCAGAAATACCAGTTCCATCAGTTCCACTATTGTCAAAGTTAATAACATCATTAACTGCAAAGTTTGAACCAACATCATCAATTAAAATATCATCTACTGAACCAGCACCAACTGTATTAATTTGTGCGGTTGCGGTCTGACTACCAGCAGAGGAAATATTAATCGCTTGACCAGCAGTATAATATTGTCCTTCATCAGAACTACTAACTTCAACACCAGAAAGAATAGAAAATACTGTAAATGAAACGTCTTGGTCAGATACACTTGAAATACCTGTAACAGTTTCACCCTCTTCAAATGTTCCTGTTTGTGTATCTGCATCAATTTCTATTTCAACGATATCAGTGAAAGCCTCACGCACACCAATTGTTGAGACAGGAATTGCAGTTGCTGTTGAAGACAATCCTGTTACTACTTGACCTATAAGTTCACTAACATCACCAGCAGTAACCGAAACTCGCATGATGCGTTTAGTTGTCCAAACACCGTCAGAGTTACGCAACATTTGTTCATTTGGATATGATATTACAGCATCGTCATTAAATAGAAGTCTGAAGAATAATTCATGTGCTTTTCTTGTACCCTTTGATATGTACAAGTCACGAATACTTTTTATAAGTTTTCTTTTATTAATACCATCTGTAAGATTATCAACTATACCGTCAAGAAACGCATCTCTGAAATTGTCAAGGAACTTATCAATAGTTGCATCTACGTTTGCGTATTCTAATAGTTGTTGGATATTCTGTACAGGGTTTGCACGATAGTCTTGAACTGTAGCATTAGCACCAGACTGTGAACCTGTTACCAATTCACCTATAATAAACTGACTTTGTGCAGATACAAATAATCTTTTACCATCATCAACATCATCAACAAGAACAGTTGCAGTTGCACCAGAGTTTCTACCAGTGATTATCTCACCGACAGTAAACTTTGCTTCGGAGTCTTCTAGAACAACTTTTTCATCATCTTCATCTAATATAAAGTTTACTGAAGTTGTGTCTTGAACAAGATAGTTATTAACTTCACTAACTGTTATTTCAGCACTTTCTAAAAACTGAAAGTAAGTTCTAACAAACTGATTAAATACAGGATGGTCTGCCTGAATAAATTCTGGCAGTTGAGTTTGTATCAACGAAGATATTTTGTTTGTCAGCGTATTATCATCATACGACATTATTAATATCCAGAACTAGACGAAGCGGTGGGTGGTGTATAAGAACTTGTTGTTGTATAACCAACACCAGCAGATGCACCTCCACCAGCAATTGTATCCTCTTGAGAAGCAACAGTTGTATTTACAAAATCTATCTGTAGAATTTGATTTCTTACAGCAACAACATCCGTTGAATCTGGTGTAATAACAATTCTAATTTTACTTGAAGTAGAACCGTCAACATTTGAGATAGATGAAATGTTAAGAGCAGTTATTATAACTTTACCAGTTGAATAGTCAATGACGCCAGCAGTTTCATCTGCGTAGGTGACAGTTGTTCCATCTGTAAAGAAAAACATTCTAACATTACCATTACCATCATCATTTAAAAACATTTCATTATCATTACCAACAATCTTGAAACCAGTTGAAGATAAAACACCACCTGTATTCATAGCATGACCAGAGTGTGGATTAAAAATTGCGTTATTGAATTCTAACTCATATTTTGTATTGACATTCAATGTTGGTGTGATATTCTGTGAAAGTTTTACTGTGGTAATATTTGATAAGATTGAATCATCAACATCATCAATTAATCCTGTAACTTGAGAATGTCTAAAGATACCGTTAAAGGTTTGTAGAGTACTGGTATCATAATTTTGTAAAGCATTCGTTACATTTGTAACCAAAGTTTCTGAGGTCTTTGTTGTATTTTTCTTGTTAAATTTAAAGTTTACTCCAAGACGAATAAACGTAGTAATTGGGTCAACAATTTCTGGAGTCACAGATGCAATAGTATAAGTATTTTTTAAATCATTAACAATAGTTTCTTTTGCAGATGCTGTGATTGAACCAGCAATTGGAACTATGGATATAAATGTTTTACCATAAACAGCAATTGAATTATCTTCTCCACCCCATACCTGTACAGATTTTGCATTTGGATAAACCTTTGGTACAATGGCTTTGTAATCTTCTGGGGTAACCGCACGACCTTGTGCAGCAAAGTCAAGAGGTGCATTTAGTTTGATAGACTGAATAGATTCTCGTTCAGCACCACCAGATGCAGCATCTACGGTTGCAACAGTAATATCAGTAATGGTAGAAATAGTTGCGGTGGTTCTAAAGTTGGTTGCACCGTTTGCTTTTGTTTTATTTGTAACAACATACGAAAGAACAACCACGTTATTGTCTGAAACTGCACGACCAACAATACCATCACCAAAGTATATTTCAAATCTACCATCACCACATTCTTGCAAGAAGTAAACCTCTGAAGTTGAACTTACTTGTGTTATATCTGTTGCAAGATTATAGGTTTTGAAATTAGATGATTCAGCAGAATCAAAAACTTGAACTTTTAGAGTTGTTGTGTCTGCTCGGTCACTTGTAAGTTTAAACTTCTGGTCAACATTTTTTGTATCAACTGTGTATCTATTTTTTGTAAATGTTCCTTCATAGATTGGAATGTTAGAAAAGGAAAGAACACCATTTGTAATAGGTGAAGTGTATTCTGATATTGTGACAAACTGATAAGACACATCGTCAAGAGTTGCAGTGAAAACTGTTTCTGATGGAATTGTTGCAGTAACAATATTACCGACATTATTAAGTGTTACGTTAATTGTTCCGATAGGAGCTCTTGCAGAGTTTGGTGTATATCCTAAAGTCTTTGCATGAGAAACAACAGACGCACGAACAGATGCAGTGTCAAGGAACATTTCGTTTGCAGCCATATTGACATTCATTGCAAGGTAGTGTGTATTATACGCAAGTAAATCCATTAGTGCGTTAATACCAGAACCTTCAAAATCATAATCTGTAAATGCATCTTGATTACGCATGAATGTTTTTAGATTTGTTTTGATATCATCAAAATCTAAATCCGTTACGGTAAGTCTTTTGTCTGTAGTTGCCATCTTATCTTAATCTCTCTAATGTAAACGATAAGTCTTGAAGTTCAGCAGGAGCATTATTAATATAAAACTCAACAGTAACTTGATATTCGTTTGTATCCATTCTTGGTATTACTTCAACACCAGCAAGTAATGCTCTTGGTTCAAAGTTGTTTATAACATCCTCAATTTTTCTTGCAAGTATGTTTGCAGTAAATGGAGTCATATTTTCAAATAACAAATCACGAATACCAGAACCAATCTCTGGGTGAAAAGGTTTTTCAAAGTGACCAATCTGTACAAGATTACGCACACTTCTCTTTACGGCAGCTGCACCAGTAAGTGGTGTTACATCTTTCTTAATTGGATGCTTAGTAAAATTAAGATTCAAATCTTTATATATCTGTGCATCACGATTTGAGTCGTTAACTGATTCTGCATCTCTGTATGCGGATTGTACTGCCATTGTTACTCTCTTTTGTATTATTTAGTCTGATTTACCCACCAGCAAAAACATTTCCAGAACCAGCAGCAACAGATGTACAACCAGATATTCCATCACCAACACGACCACAACCTTTGCCGTTAACAAACACTGTGCCAGAACCAGAAGCGATTGGTGCAGAGTGTGCTGGACAAGGTGCAGGCGGTAAAAGATGTGCAGTATTAACATCACCCTGTCTACTAATTCCTATACCATTTGCAAAGACGTTACCAGAACCAACTGCTCTGGTCATACCACTACAGTGTGCTACATCTGCATCACCTATTCTTGTTACTGCTGGCATTATCTTGTTTCCCTTTTTAAAAGTTCTTGTAGTTTACTGTTCCACTGTTCAATCTCATGATGTTGTTCTTCTGTGTGTGGTTCTGGTGGAACTTCTGGTTCAAACCTAATTACGTTCTCAAAAATTTCTGGTATGTCATCGTAGTTATCAAAAACTTGTACCTTACCATCTATGAGTATCGCAAATTGATGAGCCATTAGTTCAAGTCAATCCTTGCACCATCAATATCAACATTACCAGAAACTTGTGTTGATTGATTACCACTATATGTTTCCGAAACATTTCCACTTACATTTTGTGTCATTGTATCAGAGTATGTTTCCGTAACAGAATTAGAAACTGTCTCTGCTCGTTTACCTGTTACACTAATTGTATGAGAGTGTTCTTCATTCTCAGTTCCATATGTTTCAGTAACATTCTTTTTAACAACTTCATTCTTGTTACCGTCAACTTGTATATCCCAATCACCTTTAATATATGTCTTACAATTTGAGTCTATTGTTAGATTAACATCGCCCTTAACATTTACAAAGTTACTACCAGCAATAATATGATAGTTCTGTCCAACAATTCTGGTGACCACATTACCATCAGCATCAATCTCTCTAAACGTGCCACTCTTGTGTTTCTCGTATATACGTTCCGCAAATGGTGTATCATCAAATTCAACAACGTGACCACTCTCTGTTTCGTATGTGCGGTTGTATGGATATTCTGTATTACGTCTTTTATAGGGAGCAGTTCTATCTTCTTTTGTTTCTGGATTGCGACCAGTTGCATCTACACCACGAATTGAATCATCAGTGGTCTTTGGTTCTTTCCATTGTGTTGCGGTAAGGTCAATGTTAGTTGCTAGTTTGTCTGTCCAGTTTGATGCAGTGTCAACAGTTGATTCGGAGTCACCTAAAATCTTTTTCTCGTTTGCGGTTGGTACGTCTTCTGTTACCGCACCATCACGTTCTGCAATCTCTGGATGAATATTATTCTCATCATTCTTTGCAAGTCTGGATACGTCACTGTCTGAAGTTCTTAGAGGATAAGGCCCATAGTCTGGTTTATACTTATACGCACCTTCACTTTGTTCTGCACTCTCATTGCGAGGGTCATTAAAACCTGTATCGACTGTTGGTGTTTCGGATGGAATGCCTGGTAATGTTCCGATAACAACTGGTTCTTGCATAGTCAATGCATCTCGCCAGAAACCAATAACCCAACTTCCCTCAACGATAAACGGCATACCTTCACCTAGACCACCCATAGAAGAAGTGGTTGTCGGCATCATTACCCATGCCCAAGGAAGGTCTGCGGTTGGAATTTTGTTTGTATCATTTGTGTGGTATCCAACGCACCGCACACGAACTCGACCTAATTTTTCTGGGTCATCTCTGTCCTCGACAACACCAGTAAACCAAATGAATCCATCTCTGCCTGTAAAGTTTTCCATATAGATATTTATACAGAAAAGGGGGAACGAAAGTTCCCCCTTGATTGGCGCATCCGGCAGGACTCGAACCTGCGACCTACGGTTTAGAAGACCGTTGCTCTAATCCTGCTGAGCTACGGATGCATTGTTTAATAGTAGTTTGCCCAATAGTCATTCCAGACATTAGAGGCAACATACTGAATATCATTTAATGACATTGCATCACCGATTTTTTCTTTTGCAATTGCAACGAACTCTTCAAAAGAATCTACACAAAGGTCACTTTCGTCTACCTTGTCATAGAATTGTTCTTCCAAGTCCATAATCCATGCTTTCACTTTACCCATTACACGTTCTCCTTATATAAAATATAACTACCTGTAAGAAACATAATTAAACCACTAAAGGCGTAAGTCAACATTTCTCCAAAACTGTTTGCATACTCCATGCACTTCCCATCGCAATCACCAGCAGAACCAGCAATCGCCACGAGACCAGCAAGAATTAAAAACGTACCTACAAACTTTAACATTACGCAGCCTCCACGATTTGATAATCTTTGTTCCACTTTCCAACATGAATACTTACATAGTAAGCAACATCAAAGTAGTCACTCTGAATATCATTGTTATTGTAGTAAGTCTTTCCACCAGCAAGTCCAGGCGCAGTGTGAGCAATCTCAGAAACCTTGTCTATGATTTTTGCATTGTCATCACCATAGAAGTGAGTGTGGAAGTGATTCAATTGATGATGTCCATCAAGATTGTCAATCGTAGTTTCGTGAGTGTACCTATCAAAAGATTCAAACTCTGCGAACCTTGGGCCTTTCATGAAGGCAATCATGACACCTAAGTGGTGGTCACGAGTCACAGAAAACTTGTATTGAGGAAACTCTTTTTTAAGAGCGACACGAATGTGATTAACATCTTTTGCATCTATATAAGCCATTATTTTTAGTCCTTTCTCTCTATTACCCTTATACTATACCAATGTTCTGATAACAAGTCAAGTCTTTTTTTCATCTTTTTTGAAGTTTTTTTCTTCAGTAGAATCAAAGACTTATCCCCACTGAAGTTCGTTATCAGCAAGAATAATGTCACGAACACGTTCACGGTCAACCGAATCACCCCCACCCCACTCAAGTGATTCGCCCTCACCGATTTGAGTAATGTAGGTTTGAACAGCTTTAATAACCATTGTATTGGTCATACCCTTGATAGGATAGACACCATCTTTTTCATTATAGAATGAGTCCACATAAGCAATAAAATCACATAGAGTATCCACGATTGTTTTTGTATTAGACATTTATCAAAACCTTTCCTTGGTCAATTGCATCAAACGTCATCTCTAAAGCATTCATACGTTCTTTGCATTTCATTTTTGCAAAACCATTGCCTGGAGTCTTCTTCTTCATTTTTTCAATCTTGTTGTACATTTTTTCAAAGTACAGATAGTCGTTCTGAAGTTTTGTCAACTCTTCCATAGTAATGGTTGGAACTTTTACAGTAGTGTAATTCATTAGGCAAGTTCCTCTTCTAAAGCACAAATCGCATCGTGAATTAATACACGCAACAAATGCAAGTCAATGTGAAACCGTCCGTTGACAGGTAAAACACAGTAGTTCATACAAGCAGTAATGTCACTCGTACCAATACCTTGTCCACCTTTAATGAAGTCAGTAAACAAGTCAGCAACTTCACACTCAACAATCTCTTTCAAGACTTTCACATTTTCAAGGGTCATTACGGTCATATCTAATCTCTCTTTCTCTTGACTATACATATACTATACGATGTTCTCATAACAAAGTCAAGAGAAAAAAACACATTTATTTTCCCTTATATTTCAGAGACTTACGAGTCGGATTTTTGGATTTTTTCAGAGGACAAAGAGATTTTGGCCGAATCACTTGCGAATCGTGGGAAACCCTAGAGTTCTTGCAGTATCATTTCTGTAAACCTCTACTGAACATTTTCTGTAACCAGTTCTTTGTTTTTGTTTCCTCAACCTCAAATTCTCTTTGAGGCATGTTCAGATAATCACCTGTTCCTGTCATGTCCTGTGTGTATTCTTTCTGTGTCCATGTCACACCATACGCAGATACTTGTTGCTCAGATTTTGGGGGGTGGGGCTTCTCAACCTCATCATCAGATATAAGGTCAGACCATTCGGAAAGTTTCTTGCGTTTGACTTCTCTACGTTTCTCTATCTCATCCCATGAGACTACATCCCATTCGTGCAACAAATCAATCATAGTATAAACATCACCGACTTCATCCTTAAACTTTTTATTATTAAAGAGTTCACCTCTGCGTAGATTCTTTGATGCTTCCTGTATTAACTCTCCACACTCTTCCATGAGAATGACCATGAGTTCTTGCCTCGCATCTAACTTTCTCATGTCTGTGTAACCTTTACCATCCCAGATTTTCATATCATATGTCCTATAACTATAACCAATATACCAAAGATAAATGCAGCCAATAACTGCAATGAAAACTTATCTATTCTTTTCATGCAAAAACACTCAGTATTATATTTGCAATAATCAATGCGCCTATTACTTCAATCATACTCCAAACCTTTCAATCAGTGCAATGACAACTTGATAGATTGCCCATCCCACGCAAGTGCCTAGAGAAGCAAAGAGAACTAACTCTATACTATCATGCACAAACCACCACTGACGAAATGCCCAGTAGTATTCTTTCAGTTTATTCTTCATTGAAATATCTTTCTGTATCTTTATTGCATTTATAGATTATCAATCCATGCTATATTTTAGGGGATACCCCATCGTATGGCCCATAGTATCACAGGCCGCCGCCGAATGTCAAGTACTAATCACCCATCATGTAATATCCCTTTGCGAATACTTTAAAGGTATTGGTGCTGTTCTGTTCCATGACAGATAACTCCGTACCAGTGAAATACTCCACGGCTGCTCTGAATGGATTCAAGTCTCTAATAGGAATAGTACCAGAGATGGGCAGCTTCCAATCAGACATACCATCAGTAAGTACATTGAAGTAATGCGTAAGACATTCCTTCTCCACTGTATACCTCACTGCATCTGGCAGCTGCTTGTATGCGTCTGTCTGCATAAACTTCCACTTGGTGAAAGCATTGCCCACTGCGAACTCCTTATTCAACTCTGCAATCTCCTGTGCAGTCATTTCTTTTGTACTCATAACAACTCTCCTCTAAGCAGCAACTCTCAATAACCTCTGAACATCTCCGTCCTTGAAGTCTCCATTAGTACCCCAATTACGAAATGCACTACACTCAGTGAACTTTGCAGCACACTGTTCAAACAAAGGACAAATATCACAAGGACACTCCCTCTTATTCTCTGGGCCTGTATGGTACTCAGTGGTATTGTAGATGGCATCAGTTTCATCCTTCCATCCCTTACCCATGTAGTTTTCCATATCAGCCCAAATCATATTTCCCATAAATTTACCTCTCTTTTATTCCTTATTCTCATCTTACATAGAGAAGCTAACACAGAGTCAAGTAGTTGTCAAGTAAAAAATGCAACTATTTTCAACTTTTTTTCGCTGTATTATCAAGGGTTTATGGGGGCGTTGTGAGTGGTTCTGGGTTGTTTTGGTAACAACTCTGTGGTTCTGGGGGCAGCATTCGATACGATTCGCAGGCGATTCGGGCAGCAGCACTGATAGGTGGGAATATTTAATGACAAGAGCATGCCATTTATTTTAATGTTTTTATTGTTTATGGGGAATCATGGGATATGATGGGTTCTTATGGGTTTTCCTTCCGCACGAATACTAAGTCACAATATCCACACACTACAAACCCTTCTTCTGGTATGGTATAATACACTAATGGATGGTCGTTATTCTCTCCACTACACCGAACTCTCTCCGTAGTGCTTTCTATAATAGTCTTTCCATCTATTACCGTAGACCTTTCTATATGCGTTGATGAGTCTACCATCCATATTCTCTTGCATTGTTTTGGACTTCTTCAGCAGTTCTTTTGACTTCTTCTCTAGTCTTGTTGCCTCTTGTACTATTCTGTCCATCTGTCTTCCTAGTCGTACTTCTGTTATACGATTCGGAAACTGCACTATATTGTTCTGGTACTTTACCATATCCTACTGTTCTATCCCATTGTCTCTGTGTGTATTTCATTCTTTATTCTCCAACGCCTGGCATTACATAACCTTTGGGTGGTAAATACAATGTGCTGTATCCTTCTATCTCGTAACCACATTCAGCACAATATCCATAACCACCTGTTAATATCGATACATCGTGATTATTCACACACTTACCTGTTTCACCGTTCCAATCGGTAAGTTCAAGTGTTACTCCTTTAGTCATTTTGCTTATTCCCCAATGCTTTATTCTCTATATACTCTTTAATATCAATGACTTTCTCTGTCTGTATGATAGCAAGTATGGTTTCTGTCAGTGTTTTCTCTTTATACAGATAACCTAGGCGTTCTTGTATCTTGCGTAGTTCTTTCTCATAGTAGTCTATTTCCTGTTCCTTGCGTAATCGTTGGTCTACAAGGTCAGTGATAAGTATGATTTTCTTTTCTTCTTCACTCATCTTTAGATTTTACTTTGATATTATATGGTGACATTCCAAAATCATAAATCTTAGCACTCTTTTTGACAACTTCAATATCACCTTCAAGCTGATAACCATTTGCCAAAAGGAAGTGTTGGAATGAATCACACAACTCATCTACACTAGCGTCATCATCGACACAAAATTCAATTCTATTGGTGTGATGAGTTGTCTTAAACCCATGCACATCTTCTTGGTCTTCTTCTTGGTGTGTAAAATAATACATATTATAATTTCTCCATTAGTGTGTTTCTACTTACCATAATCTGTTTTGTTTACCAATATGCCATAGAATATATAGTACTAGACATCCTACAAATATCCAAGGGTTGTATCCTAATCGTTCTAATATCATCTGTGATACCCCAAACAGTAATTTTCAGCACTGTTATCTGCATATGTTTCGTTGTGAAAGACAATCTCATCTTCGTATTCTGTTTTCATAACAACAGTTCTTACCAGTTCATCTGCTAACCAGTAATCGACTTCCCAATGTCCTGTCTTTTCGTTCTTAAACACAGCAGCAGTTCTGTCTTCGTACTGTCCTACTCCCATATGTTTGCTGTAAAAAATTCTTGTATCCTCTGTAGCCATCCCTATCTACTCCAATACTCTTCTGCCATCTGTAATTCTAACTCATATATCTTATCTTTAAGTAATAATTTAATGATTTTTTCTTCTTTTGTCAAGTCTTTTTTGTTATTTAAATCTGCGTGTTGTTCCTTTAATGAACAAATATACTCTGGTAATCTCATTCGTAATACTCCATCTTTGTACCGTTATCAGCAGTTCTGGTAACCTTGGTCAATACATCACCCTTCTCTTTGGTTTCCTTAACCTTCTTTTCCCATGCTGTTTCCTGTTTTCTTCTCTGTCGTGTACGTCTTGCACTGCGTCTTTGTCTGCGTCTTCTACTCTCCTGTAGTAGTGACTGATTTGCAGCAACCAGTAGTAACACCGCAAGTGGGTCAAACACAAACACTATGATGAGGATGACTCCTCTGACTGCATCTTCAAGTACTCCCTTCGTGCTTTCTCCGTAGATAAGTTCTGCGATGTACTTGATTGGGCCGACCTCTGCTTCAATTGCAATTCTGTCTGCGTTGAGTTCTGACATCTCCTTCGTGAGAGTTGTGATAGTCTCTGTTGACCTTGTAATCGTAGTGTTGAGTTCATTGCGTTCTGCCTCCTGTTCTTTTCTTGCGTTAAGTCCCTTGGTGACCGCACCTAACTCCACATATTTTTCCAATGCAGAATCTAACTGCCCAAGAGTATCTTCGGCACGTCTGATAGTGGTACGTTCTCGTTGTATCTGTGATTCGATAAGTTCTATTTGAAGTGTGTTGTCAGATGTGACAGTGGTTTGTTCGATATGTGCTTTTGATAGGAATCCGAATATTCCCATAGATGTGATAAACATCAATACGATTACCGCACTGATAAGATATCCTTTAAGTAGTTTGGGTGTTCTTTTCCAGTTGTGATATACCCATGCTGCGGTGACCAGTTTACCAGACTCCAAAACAATCCCCATGACTGCGATAGGTATTACCGCAGCACTGAAGATTGCAATCAGTCCTATAATACTATAATAGGCTGCAACTGCGGATATGGCAAGTGCAACCAGTAAAGTCAATACCGCAAGAATCATTAGATGTATTCTGTGCTGGTTGAGACTGTTGGATTATGTCGTGTGTCACTGTCTTCAAACCACTTGGTGGTAGTAGTGACTATCTTGATTGTCCGTCTACCATCTGGGTCAGTGACCACGATATATTCCTTAGTCTCTTCCTTTGATTTAAATTCACTCATTTCTGAAACCTCAATGTGTAACTCTTGCCACCATGCGTAAATGTGACCGTTGAGTGTGAGTAGATAGTTCTACTTTCCTCTGTGTAACGTGTTTCCTGTTTACATACAGTTCGTGTACCACCTGTTGCATTACTATTGCTATGACCAATCATACCACCAATAATCGCACCAGCAGCACCACCGTTCTTGATGTCTCCAACATTGTTACCAAGGATACCACCAAGCAACGCACCCTTCAGTGTGTCACCAGTTTTATCTCCACTCACCTGTTGGTCGTAACATACCTCTACCATGTGTGGTGTCTTATGATATACGTCCTTATAGTGGTCTTGTGTTGTCTCTGCTGATGCAGAGTTTGATGCGAGTAACAATACTGCGATTGCAGCAGCACTCCATATTATATATTGCATTTTTATCTCCTTTTCCCTGTCATTGGGTCATTGATTTCTTCCGTGGATAGTACCTGTAATCCACCCTTGTTATACGCCTGTCCAATGACGGCACTACCAGTGTATAACGGTCTACTAGTCTTCAGTCCATTACCAACCTTGTCGGATGTTGGAACTGATACACGATTGTCATAATTATCCCACAACCTGTCGAGTTTCAGTGGTTTAGAAACCTGTCGTTGTTCTTTTGGCACATAACCTATCTTCTTGAGAAACTTCTCATGTTCCTGTTGTGCCTTCTGCATAGATGCAGTGACCTTACGTCTTTTTCTCTTCTTTAGATTCGTGTCCGTGTAATACACGGGCAGTAGATGCATTCCACTCATTATATATCGCCTCCATCAAAACGTCCATCGGCAGATTGTCGATAGACTCACCATGCTTTTCTGCGAGTTCAGTCAATGTCATTGTACTGTACTCAGTGACTTTTGTTTTAACAACAACGCACTCTTTGTGCGTGTCCAAAAGTCGATTGCCCAGGCACTCTTATTATAGTGACCCCAACCAATCATAGTATCGCAATTTGCAATCAATCTTTCATAGTTCATAATAACCTCTTTTCTCTTATTTGTCAAGAAGTAACTCGGGCTCTGGAATGTCCTTGTTGTACCGATACTTCTGTCTAAAACCCTCAAACAATGTCTCTGCACGTTTATCTGTTCGTGACATCGACACCAACATACTCTCTTCACGATTGCCTTCAGTCCACACTCTATGGTCATCCGAATAGTCGTAAAACCAGTCATGTCTTTTCAGACGATTGTAGTACCACCGAAGTTCATCGTCTGTCATATTTCTTACTTCATCTGCCATGACTTTCCTCGACACAAGTTTGAATTACCTTCATACTAATCACACCCATGAAGTTAATTGATGGTTGTTCACTCTTATGGTTCATACAGATTGCTTTAGAATCTTTTGGTTCAGTGATGACAGCAGTCATCTCTTTCTCTGGTGTTGTGAAAATGATGGTAGTTAACAGTAACCATTTCATATCTGCTCTCCTTCTGATGCAGTAATACTTATCATCTTTTTCATGATACCTGTGACATCTTCTTCTGTCAAAAATCCCTTTACAGTGTCACCTTCTTGAGTGATGCCAGGCATCTCTACCAAATGATTGTCTTGAAAGACTGCAATCTCATACAGACCATTCACATTACCATATGAACCAGAGTGTCTTATAACCGACAATTCATAGTCACCATATGATACCCTCGTACTAACTCCATCAAAAAACTTTACGAATTGTAAATCATCAAATTTTTTCATCACGCAGCCTCCTTTATCCATCGTTGTAGTGTGGGTACGTCAATACCCAAAGACTTTGCAAGATTTGTTTCTTCCTCAATTGCTTTCTTTTCCATTTGTTCTTCCCACTTGCGTTCACGTGCCGCCGCATCGGAAGCATCCTTAATAACCTCTTCCACCTCTGCATCTGTCATAGATGCAAAATCAAAAGAACGAGCATACGACTTGCTGTACGCATCTGCAACACAGTAGTAAGCATCCTCTTCAAGATTGATGCGATTGAACTCTTTCAGTGTACCAGACGGTACACGTTCTGACCAATACTTGGTGTCAGATGGTTCAGCATACATACCCATCCAACAGCCAGGCTGTTTGGAAAACTCAATCGCCTCTGCACGTTGAGCATTAATAGTTTGAACCAGTTCTTTTTCCATCACATATGTCATAACGAATCACTCCTCATCTTTCTATTACATAATACTTGTTTTCATAACAAATGTCAAGAAGTTTTGTAATATTTCTTGTACAAATACCCAAGTTTTTTTATCTCTGGATGAGCTCTTATCCACATACCTGTATCTGGTTTGAAGTGTGTTTTAAAAAACTTATCCATCAACTCATTACCAGTTTTTTCTTGTGGATTTATCTGCAAACTTAGTTGGTCATAATCATGGTCTGACATTATACTGTCATTCATGAACTCATATGCGTATGCAGCAACTGACAGTCTTATTCTGTTTCGTATCTCTTGGTTTATCATGATTTCTCCACAATCCCTATCAACTTTTGTTTGAGTGACACAAGACTATCTTGGTTTGCTTGATATAGTATTCCTATACCACCCTTCTCATTCCATCTCTTTATGTTAGATGGTTTGTCATCAATCAAGACATTCGGTTCACCATCTATCTTATCCATTGCATACTGTTCTTTACGTCCAGTAAATAATAGGTTTTCTATCTTGGGCATAATGAAGTGTTTGGTCAACCAAGTTCTTTTCCAGAATGCAGAATTGTCTCTGTCACCTTTTAGTGGTGAAGAACAGATACCCCAACCATCATCACCAGCAAGAGTTTGTACAAAATTCACTAACTCCATAGTCGATGGAAACGTATCCAGTGTATTAAAGAAGTCAGTACCCTGTAACTCCTGTATAGACTTCTCCTTATTCTCTATCATTTTCCAATGGTCTTTTCCAAACTTTTGGGCGAACCCATTAAAGAAGTCTGCAAGAACACCATCCATATCTAAGTATATTTTCATCATATATTACCTTCTCTCATCTTTTCCATTCGCATCACACTTTCAATCCACTTCTCTGGTGTCATGATATGTTGCGAAACGGTTACTTTTAGTTTTGCCTTCTTGAACTGACCTTTGAGCATCTTTGCAAACTCAGTACCCAAAAACCGTGAAGACAGTTTGATTACATCCCTACGAAATCCGATATCATGGTGCATATTACCACATAGGTGGGCAAACTCATGAATGATTGTGTAAGGACAATTAGTTTCTGCAAGACGCATCGAACCATATCCAGTTGCCTGTCCGGCAGTGCGTCCACGAAAGTGTGCGAGTTCAAGTGTTGGGTCTAATCGACCATAACGTGACGCATCCTCTTTTGCACACAAGTCTTTATATGTCTTAGACTTTGCAATCTTCTTAAAATATCTTTGAGACTGTTTCCAACTCAGTCGTTTGAATTTTACATCATTAGGATACTTTGCACGATACTCTGAAATTGCTGCAAACTCTGCATTGTAAGTCTTAGACCGACCAGAATCTTTACGATTTGCTTTACCAGTTTTAATTACTTTGTTTTTCTTTGACCAGTAATTCGCATACTTGTTTGCATATTCATGAGACATGATTTTTGCAGCAGCTTGATAGGCATCGGTTGAAGTATTGTACATAATATAGACCTCTCTCTAGTTTCTATATACAAGCTATCATGTTATGAGAACAATGTCAAGTAGTTTTTTGGAAATAAAAAAACCCTTGAAAATCAAGGGTTTTGGGGGTTACTTGTTGCGGTCTTTTTTAGCAAGTTCTTTTGCAATCCATGATTTTGCAATGCGATTCGTTACTTTCTTACGAACCAATAACATACACCGTTTCCAGACTTTCTCAAATACATCTTCACCAGCATCGTTATTATCTACAATGATGAAGTTCTTACCACCAAATAGTCTCTGGAACTTACCAATATTGTTTTGCACCTCATTCCACATTGCTTCAACTGCCTTAGGTGCAAGTGTACGTTTACGTTTCTTATTACGTTCTTGTGCAGTATCTAATGAAGTGTTGACAAATATCATGTAACATTCATAACCAAGTGCTTTTAGACCAGCAGTTTGTTTAGAAATCTTATCGTAGTCTTTTCCTGTGCCGTCAATGATAAGTCCTAAACGTCCTTCAAGAAAGTTACCTTGCATACGTTTAGTCACTGCTTTTGCTTTACCACGAATCTCTTGTCCTTGGTCTGAAAAGATATCCTCTGGTGTTGTATCTAATCCAGCATCATTCAACATCTTCTCATAGATGTCATCACTATTGACAATCTTCATGCCGAGACCGCCAGTGGTTCGTCTAACAACATACGACTTACCACTGCCAGGCCCACCAGCAAGGAAAATCGCCTTAAATATATTGGGGTCGTAGACTCCCTCTTGTATTTGTTGATACGTCTTCATGATTTATTTTTCCTAACAACTCTTTTAGGTATTTAGTTTCCTCTGGTTTCATAGGTTCTAGCTCCCTTGATTGTCTCTGCAAATTCGTAAACTTTCTTAGTTTTTGTTTTTGTTTTGCTCTCATTTCAGTTCCTTCTCTATGTGATTTAATTACCATGACAAAGATTTGTTGAGTTGTTATTGACTTGTCCTCCTATGTTAATTCTTTTTGTGCTGTACCACTATTACTATAGACTACTCCATCCTCTGGGAATCCATCTACCAGACCATCTTTGATAGTCTCCATGTATATCTGATGTCGTGGGTCACCTGTAAGATTGAATTCGTGTCTTAGTGTGGTTATGATATGTCTACCAGAAACTTGTGGGTCGAGTGAATCGTCTGTCTGGGAAGATGTAGCACCAACTTGCATTGTAATAACATCTCCTGCCTGTATTGTAGTTTGCCCAGGCACTTTGACTTGACATTTGATACCCTTGTCGATTTGAAAAAACCGTGATATTCTACGTTGTATAGTGTTTATCAAATTATCACTCTGATATGGATAGTCCTTAGACTCATAGAAATGTTTACCACTACTTGTTGTTGAAACAAATAGTTTCGTGTCTGGGTAATCACTCAATGTTTTGCCCGATACTGCATCTGCTGATTTTGACATGAGGGGTTCACTTCCCTCTGTGTGAATGTCGTTTTCAAAGTTTTCCAAGTAACTAAAATTATAGTCCTTCAGTGTTTTGTTGTAAACGTCATGAACTTTGAGTCTTGATGAATAAAACCCACTGTTCATATTATATATAGTATCTTTAGTTGGTAGCTGAGAGATTTCATTGATAGTTGATAGATTTTTTATTGGGTCAATTGTTCCCTTTTCACTTAATGTATTTGGTATGTTCTCAACGTAATCATATGCAGATTCTTGAGAGGCAAGACCATCAATACTTCTAAAATGAAATCCTTTTGTAGTCTCATAGAATAGATATGCTGGTGATTGATTATACTGTTTTGAGTTTGATATCTTACACAAATGAACAAGTGCCATAAATGGTCGCATATTTGGGAATATTACTTGAGTATGATTAGCAGTTTCTTCTACAAATAGTTTTCTGGTGGAGTCAAGATAGTTTTTGTCACGCAATATCTTTTCTACAATCTCTGATGGTTGACCCTTGTATGATTGTGAAATTTTACAGACTTGATTGCGAAAGGATTCCTGTGTTGTGAAGTTTAGTGAATACATCAAAGCATTCTCACCTTCACCCATAACCATGTTCACCTTGTAAATACTAAGTGGTGTATCAACATAGTTAATAATGGTTTCGTCTTTTGGATTTGCTTGTGGTGTCTGAATGCGTAGTATCAACTTCTCCTGTCCAATGATTGGGCCATTCATCACAAGGTTGATAGTATCCTTGAGTAGAATATCACCACTCACTGTATGAGAGAAAATGTCTTCGTATATATTAATGTTCTGAACAAGATTTCTTATGTCATATTCAGTACCAGATGTTGTCAACAACTTGCACTGTGTAATAAGAAACTCGCCTGCAAACTGCAAGTCACTTTTTGCCATTATGCACCTTCTTTGATTTTGGCTTCATATTCATCTACAAAATCATTTATAAATTTTGGTTGTATTAGACGAATCCTTCTCTTCTCATCCTGTAAACTTTGTTCGTATTGATAGTTTGATATGATATCTGCTGATGGGTAATCTGTTACATTCAGTCCAACATCAATCTTTTCTGTTGTGTCACCAGATGTCTGCGATACCTCATAATGGTGAATAGCATTGGGATTTTCATACTTGTCATTCATATACTGTTCAAACCTTTGTACTGACATAGGCCAATCAGTGTAATAATCAATAACATCGTTAATCACAAGAACAGTCCAGTGTAACTGTGCATCTCCGTAGTATTTAAATGCAATCATTTCTGGTGTTTCACCATCCTGTACATCATAGAAGTCAAACTCTACGATATTATTTTTTGCATTTGATTTAATTTTAATTCTGCGAAAGATATCCTTCATAAAGGTTTCTTTGCCGTTACCCTTTGCATCGTATTTTATATCTGGAAACATAGAAAAATATGACATTTAGAAACCCTCTGCAATCTTTTCTCTGGTGATGATTTCTAGCTCTTTAAATCCTAGTTGGATAGATGTCTCCACTGGTGGAGCTCCTCTACCATCTGCTGTTGGTCTGAAGAATTGTGTACGTTCACCACCATAAGTGACGGTGCAAGTTTCAAGAACACAAGTTGATATCCTGTTTAAGAATTCATTTCGTTTACCAACTGCATAATAGTATTCGATATCAAAGGTTGCTGGTACAATAAATGTTCTGCTTTGCAAGTCACCCTCTGCAAAACTTGGTGCCATATAAAACCTAAACATATTTACAATCTTGTCTACCATGATTGCTTCTGCCTCTGACTTCGGCATCATCTTAAAGTCAAAAGCAAATGACCGTCTGTCAACACCCTCAAAAACCATTTCCAAACGATTGTTTGTAACCATACCTCTGTTGATGTCAATTGCTGCTTTTGCACCCTTTGCCGCAACGTCCAGTGCTTCCTTACCTACCTCTACTGCTGACTCAGCAATCTTTGGCCCGATTGCATTTTTGATTTCACCAACTGTGTTAAAGAAACCACTACCTTCTTGATATCCCTTGTATGCTGCAATTGCACCAGCAACCATTGCACCAATCTCATGTTCACCATACTTTGAGTTTTGTGATGCACTGACTGTTGCGGGCATATACATACAGATTGAACTGGATAATGTTCTGGTTGCAGACCGTTTTACTTGTGCAGTGGAAGAACCAGTATTTCTTGCTGACTGAAAACTTCTACCCTGTCCACCAAAGTTGACGTTTGCATTTGCCTGTTCGTTAATATAAAACTGAACATAGTGTCCTTGGTCATTAGACCCCAAGTCTTCTGGGTAAATAACACTCTCACCTTTGAATGGGTTTTTGTTTAGATTACGATAAACATTAGTTTGAAACGTACCACCAATGTTGTTGGGCATACCCCTTCCCATTGGACTGATAAGACCGCCCAGTGCTTGATTAATTCTGTTGGTTGCACGATTGACTGCAACATTTTTGATTTCTTTTAAGAATCCACGCATCGTTATAAATATCCTTACATATTATTTATTTAGGTGTAATATAATGGCATACCGTGGAAGATACAGTCCGTCCAACCCAAAAAAGTATAAGGGTGACCCTTCCAATATTATTTATCGTAGTTTGTGGGAACGCAAGTTCATGGTCTATTGTGACATGAACGAGAGGATAATTGAATGGGGTTCTGAAGAGTTCTTCATTCCATATCGTTCACCTATAGATGGCAAAATACATCGTTACTTTCCAGATTTCTATGTCAAAGTCAAAACCAAAGAAAACAAGATTAAGAAGTGGGTTGTTGAGGTCAAACCTAAGTCACAATGCAAACCCCCCAAGATACCCAAACGCAAAACCAGAAAATATATCAATGAGGTGCGTACCTTTGCAATCAATGAGGCAAAGTGGATGAATGCAAAAGAATGGTGTAAGGACAGGAATATGGAGTTTATCATCCTCACGGAAGTTGAATTGATGATATAAATAAGAGTATGGCAGAGACATATTTTGATAAAATACAACAACAGGTAAAAACAGGTAACGAACCATACAAGTGGTATCGTAACCGTATTAAAGAGTTGGGTACACCTAGTGTGCCTGAACTGTTGCGTAGTGGTGATTTAGATAGAAGACCACATTTCGGTTCTTTGAATATGTTTGTATACTCACCCAAAATGAGAAACAAACTACCATACTATGACACGTTTCCATTGGTATTACCTCTTAGAAGATATAATGATGGTTTCCTTGGACTAAACTTTCACTACCTACCATATGCGTTAAGAGCAAGACTTCTTGATGCGGCTGGTGGTGACAGTTTAAGTGTTCGTGCAGTTGAAAACAATCGACTTACAAAACCATGTCTCAAGAGATATTTGTATGGGTTTACGAAATCAATGTTCCGTAAGATACCAGACGATGACAATCTCACCGCAATCATGTTACCAGTACAACGGTTTAAGAAAGCATCTGCAACTGAAGTCTGGTCAGATTCTAGGAAGATGATTTAATGGCAAAGTTCAATTTCGGTAATGTCCTTGGTGGTGCAGTATTCGGTGGGTTAAATGCAATCCTGTCGCACAATGCGTCCAGAGATGGATATTCAAAAGCAAATCGTTATGAAGTCGTGGTTGGTCTACCAGCAGGAACAAACAATGCAGAGGCAGGTGACTCTGCACAATCTGGTAACTTGTTATCACAACTACATGGTGAAACTGCAAGACGCATTTCATTTAGATGTGACAGTATTTCTATGCCTGGTAGAAACCTTCGTACTGTTATGAATGGTAATATATATGGCCCACCGCATGAAATGGTACAGGGTCAGACATTTGCAGAAGTTGCTGCAACATTCTATATGGGTTCTGATATGGCAGAAAGATATTTCTTTGAAGAATGGCAAAAGGTATCATACAATCCAGAAACATATAACATAAACTACTACAAAGAGTATGTCGGTGCTATTGAAATATATGCACTTAACGAAAAAGACGAAAGAACAATGGGTGTTCGTCTGGAAGAGTGTTTTCCAAAAACAATTGATGCAGTACCCTTTTCTCATGCGTCAAGTAACACAATAAATAAAGTTGGTGTTTCATTTGCATATCGTTATTGGAGAAATATTGCAACTGAACCCAAAAAGGCAAATCTTGATGATACACTTCAAGATATCTTGAAAAATTCTGTTATCAAACAAGTACAAAGTCAGATACCAGCAGTTTTGAGGCGATTATTTTAAATTATTAATATAGGAGAATATTATGGCATTGCCAAAGTTGAATACACCCACCTATGAGATGATACAACCATCCACAGGTGAAACGGTAAAGTTCCGTCCGTTTTTGGTAAAGGAACAAAAAATACTGATGATAGCACAAGAGACAGGTGAAGGACTAGAGATGTCTAATGCCATGTGCGAACTCATCAAATCATGTACTTTCGGTAAAATATCAGAACCAGAACACCTACCATCTTTTGATATTGAATATATGTTTCTGAAGATTCGTTCTAAGTCAGTTGGTGATGAAGTTGACTTAAACATCACCTGTCCAGATGATGGTAAAACTGAAGTTCCATACACCCTTAACTTAAATGATGTTGAGATACAGTATACTGAAGGTCATAAAGATACGATTATGATTACAGATACAGTCGGCATGACAATGAAATATCCATCTTTGGAAAATCTCAAAAAATATACCACAGATAAGTTGGGTGCGGTTGATGTGACATTTGGTGTAATCGGAGAGTGTCTTGTAAACATCTTTGATGAAAATGAAGTATATGAGGAACTTCCCAAAAAAGAACTGGATGAATTTATCGAATCCATGAACACTGACCAGTTTGCTGAAGTTCAATCATTCTTTGATGGTATTCCAAGATTAAGACATGAAATTGTTGTAACCAATCCAAATACTGGTAAAGAGAACAAAGTATTACTTGAAGGACTGCAAAGTTTTTTAGGGTAGGCCTTTCTCATGAAAGTCTTAAAGGATACTATAAGACTAACTTTATTATGATGCAAAATTATCATTACAGTCTAACAGAGATAGATGAAATGATGCCGTGGGAAAGGGAAATATATGTGGGGATGTTACAACAACATATTGAAGAAGAAAATGAACGTATAAAGAGACAGAACGCACAGTACAATAATAAATAGTCCAGAGGGAAAGAATAATGTCAGAAGAGAAGAAAACTATTACCGCAGACCCAGCAGTTTTAGATAAAGTTGACAGTAATGGTGATGGACACATTTCACATGAAGAAATGGAGATGAATTTGGAATTTAAAAGAAAAGAGTTGGAAGATGCAGATGCTCGTAGAGATGCAATGCGTAAGATGACATGGTTTGCATTGATGGGTATGTTACTCTATC